CTTGGATTAACTGGCGAGGAAATTGCTGCGCTGGGCTAAATGTTAGATGACATCTGCCCCATCCATTCTGATATAGATGATGCGATAGATGAAATGGAATTGTTGTTACCGTAATTAAACTAATGGAGGTGTGCCATCGCTGGTAGAGATATAACCGAAGGTCGTGGAGACTCATCTGGATATGGCAGAGCCATTGCAGTTGACATTGGAATTGTTTCCACATCTTCTGTATGGCAAAATACCGATGTTGCATACGATGTAGCAATCGGTGGTATACCTTTCATCTACGCTATCAATGACACACGCCCATATGTTCGTCAAACTGCACCCTTTAAGAAGGACCAGTTTGATAATGGGCAAGAGCCAGGAGAGCAATCTCTAACTGGTTGGTGGATTCGTTCACAGGCTTCCTTCCATAGTGGTCAAGGTATTAAATTTTACGATACAACTGGTGGGGAAACTACTGCCAACCGATTTGCTGATTCAAAAGGTATCAATGTATGGACAAGAGGACAAGTAACACTCCTACCTTCTTGCAATACAACACACTATACAAGTGGTCCTATTGCAACTAATGGTCAAGTTCAACAACATCTTCGTTCAATCCAATGGGGAACTACATCTGGTGTATTACTACACGATGGATATGACATTGATAAGATAGCAACAGATGGAACTGTTACCCATTTTCAAGATTACAATTCTGGCGCAGATTATCCAGTATACTCAGTCTGTGACGATGGAACTTATGCTTATTTTGTAACTAATAAGGTTGGCTCTCCACACAAGATGTACTTCTATAAGAAACTTTTAACTGGAAGTTCTGTAGACACAGAAACAACTATGTTCTCAGACACCACTCTTGCAGTAACTGCAACTATGGAGTATGTAAAAGAACGTATTGTCCTTTGCTTGAACAATAAAATATATGAAGTACCAACAAGTTCTTCAGCATTGCCTTCCCCAATCTATACTCATCCTTTAACTGATTATGTATACACATCAGTCACAGCCTCTGGTCCAGCAATATACGTATCTGGATATAGTGGATTACAATCTACAATCCACAAGTTTACATTGTCCACCAGTGGAACTCTTCCTACACTTACTTCAGCCATCACTGCTGCAGAACTGCCAGTTGGCGAAATAGTCCATAAGATATTCTACTACCTTGGTTATATGATGATTGGCACAAGCAAGGGTATACGTGTTGCCACAGTATCAGACCAAGATGGCTCAATCAGTTATGGTCCTTTGATTGTCAACACTACTCAACCTTGCTATGACTTTGCAGCAAGAGACAAGTTCGTATGGTGTGCTACTGGAGTTGACGGATACGCAGGAACAATCCGCATTGACCTAGGTAATGAAATTGAATCCTTACGCTTTGCCTATGCTAATGATGTATACAATGATGCCTCAACTGGGTACTCCACAACGGCTTGCGCCTTTGCTAAGGGAACAGACAGACTGGCATTTACTACTACTGCAATTACTGCAGGCTCAGTAAGTAACAAAGCACTTACATCTAACGTAGCAACACTTACTACCTCAGCCGCACACGGATTAATTGCTGGCGACACTGTATGGGTAGAGAATGTTGACTCAGTATTCAATGGTCAATATACTGTAATCGCTGCTCCAACAACAACTACATTTACATACGCAAAGACTAATGCCAACGTTACATCTGCTGCAGTATCTCCAGTAGGTACAGTCAATAAGATTGGCTCTATCAACATAGAGTCTGATACAACGCTTATGACAAGTGGTTATTTGACTACAGGTAATATACGTTACGGCACACTAGAACCTAAGAACTTCAAGCGTCTTATTGGGCGTGGTAGTTATACATATGGTTCTATGACTCTATCTACTGTCAAGAATGATGGAACGGTCTATGACCATATCTCTTATGATTCTTCAGTAGGTTCTCCAGAGGTTACAACATCTCAACCTGAAGTAGCGCAAGAATATGTTGCCTATAAGTTTACAATGTATAGGGACGGAACTGATAATACACAAGGTCCAACGTTTAAGGGTTATCAGGCTAAGGCAACCATTGCTACTCCACGCCAACGTGTAGTGCAATTCCCAGTGTACTGCTTTGATATAGAGACAGATAGATATAACACAGTTATAGGTTACGAAGGAAGAGCATTTGATAGAATCAAGGCACTTGAACGTATCGAAGAAAACGGAGACGTTCTTACTTGGCAAGATTTAAGCACAGGAGAATCCCGTCAGGCAGTAATAGAGCAAGTCACATTCACAAGAATGACTCCTCCAGATAAGCGTTTCGACGGCTTTGGTGGAGTCCTAGAAGTAAGAATTAGGACGGTATAATGTAATGAATATATCCCAGTGGGCTTCGATTTCCGTAGCGATATTAGCACTTATTACAGGTTTTGCTGGTGCAGTGCGATGGCTTGTTAAGCATTATCTCTATGAACTAAGACCCAATGGCGGTTCAAGTCTTAAAGATTCCGTAGTAAGATTAGAAGCACGAGTGGATGAACTATTCAAACTCATAGTAGAAAAATTGTGAAGGGATGGCAAGTATGGATAAAGAAAAAGTAGCAAAGATTGCAATGCAAGAAGCAGCACTCAATGTCAAGGAAGTACCAGTCAATAAGACCAAATATGGTCACTGGTATGGACTTGATGGACAACCTTGGTGTGCTATGTTTGTCAGTTGGGTTTTTAACCAGGCTGGATTAGTAAGCCTAATCAATCAATCCCCAAAGGGATATGCTGGATGTGAGTCCTTCGAGGCTTGGGCTAAGAAGAACAAAATGACTGTTCCAGTAAAAGATGTTCAAACAGGGGATATTCTTTTGTTTGACTTCAACAAAGAAGGCAAGTCAATCCATACTGGTATAGCAGTTGGGTACAACGTACATACCCACTTGATAGATACAGTAGAGGGTAACACCGCAGGAAACCAATCTGGCTCACAAGCCAATGGTGATGGAGTATATATCAAACATAGAGCACCTTCCACAGTCCGAGTTGTGGTAAGACCGAAATGGAGCAATTAATGACAAAAGTAAAAGCCCTAGAAATTCTTAAATCTTATCTTCGTGCAGCAGTAGCCGCAGTTTTAGCGGCAGTTACATTAGGAAAGACAGACCCTAAAGACCTAGCAGTTGCAGCAGCGGTTGCAGTAGCAGGTCCAGCCCTTAAAGCCCTAGATTCTAAGGCTAAAGAGTTTGGCATTGGCTCCTAATATAGCCTTCCTAGGGGTCTAGAAGCCCCGTAGAGACAAGAATCCCCCTTCCTTAGGTACTCACCTAGGGTTGGGGGATTTCTTGCTTTATTCTCTTACTTTAATCTTCGTAATCCTCATAATCTACATCTTGTAAATCATCCAGAAGTAGCCTAAGATTGCTAGTTCTCTTCTTATGCCTATATTCATCAATAATGCTAGTGGTTAGGTTGACGATTAGGGTTCCTATAACAGACCCAAATAGAACAGCCCAAAAGATATCCATTGTTACAATTGACATAGTACTCCTTTGTATGTATAATATATACTATATACGAAGGCGTAAGCCTTCGGCTTATTATATATTATTTACTCTTAAAGACAATTATACACAACCAAATAAGGTCAGTCAAATGTTTAAGTATCTAAACAATTGACAAACTGTCAACCGAGAGGTTATACTTGGTTATATGACAATTGAACTAGAAGAATATACACTACCAGAACATATATCCTACTCGGCATTTACCACCTATGTCGACTGTGGCTACCAGTATTACCTAGGTAGGCTACTCCAGAAACAAGAAGAGCCATCCGTCTGGTCTGTTGGAGGTTCAGCATTTCACCTTGCTTGTGAGAACTATGACAAGGAAACTTTATGATGCAAGACCCAGCAGTCCAACTATGGCAAGAAGCGTGGGTAGAATCCAAAGGTGACATTGACCTAACTAATGCCCGTGTGGGTGGTCGCGCTACTAAGGCTAACCCAAATAAAGAAGATGCAAACTTCTGGCAAGCCACTGGTCCTAAGTGGGTTCAGAGTTATATCAACTGGCGTGAATCTAATCCTGATTGGAAAATATGGGTAACGCCTGAAGGCGTTCCTGCTATTGAACTTGCGCTGATACCAACCGTTGCTGGTGTGCCAGTCAAGATGATTATTGACAGGGTATTTGAGGTGAATGGGCAACTGGTCATCGTTGACCTTAAAACATCTCAGAAGATACCCGACTCTACTCTTCAGTTGGGATTTTACAAGTTGGGAATCGAACAACAGTTCGGAGTCCAAGCCAACTGGGGCAATTACTATATGTCCCGAGATTCTGGGACTTCTTCTATGATAGACCTATCGGGATACACCTATGACAAGATGGAGTACTTAGTGCAACATTTTGACAAGGCTCGCAAGGCTGGTGTATTCTTGCCCAACACAAACAATTGTCAGTATCGCTGTGGACTCACAGCACACTGCCAGTTTTCGACAAAGAAGGAAAACATATGAGTGAAGATTGGAAGTTACAAGTCTCCTATAAGATTCCAGGAGATGCAATGATTAACGTCCGTGCTAATACTGCAGATGAACTTAGCATCCTACTAGAGGGCATTGGGGATTTTGCTACGCAAATCTCATCAGTGCAGAAATTGGTTATGAGTGCAGGTGTGGTCGCCCCTTTATCAACGCAGGCTACCACTATAAACACCGCGCCTTCGCAACCATCAATGCAGACCCCTCCTCCGCCTCCATCAAGTACCTCGGGTCCAACGTGCCAACACGGACCTCGGAAGTACAAGTCGGGAGTATCCAGCAAAACGGGAAATCCTTACGCGATGTGGGTATGTCCGATGCCTCAGGGCGCGGACCAGTGCAAGCCAGTAAACTAAAAGACCAGCAAGAGTTCATTCCGTTTTAACAACTAGGAGGTGTGCTAATGAGAACTTTAACACGTTCAGTGGGACGAGCCTCTATTGGTGGGGAACCGCTTCCTAGTTGTTTTAGGGCGTTTGAAGCGAACAAGATAATAATCAGACGCTCAGAAGTATCAATGTTCGCAGGTGCTCCAGGCGCAGGCAAGTCAACACTTGCCCTAGCCTTGGCTCTTAAGACTAATGTTCCAACACTCTACATTTCTGCTGATACGAATGCACACACAATGGCTATGCGCCTAGCATCTATGATATCTGGTAAGAGTCAGAGTGACGTGGAATCAAAACTAAATAATGATATTGGTTGGACTAAGGCTGTATTACAAAAGGGTGCGCATATCTTGTGGTCTTTTGAGTCAAGTCCAACCTTGCAAGATATAGACGAAGAGGTGCAGGCGTTCGAAGAATTATGGGGATGTCCGCCTGTCCTCATCGTCGTAGATAACCTAATGGATATTGCCACAGATGGTGGCGAAGAGTTCGCGTCAATGCGAGCCATAATGAAGGAGTTAAAGTACCTTGCTAGAGCAACCAATTCAGCGATTGTTGTACTACACCATACTTCGGAAGCAGTACCAGGAAATCCTTGCCAGCCAAGAAGCGCAATCCAAGGCAAAGTTTCCCAACTCCCTGCTCTCATCTGTACGCTTGGCACTGTCGGCACGTCGATGGGCGTGGCATCAGTCAAGAACAGATACGGACGAGCAGATGCGAACGGTTCTCTCTTAACCTGGCTTGCGTTTAATCCAGAATATATGTATGTCGAAGACATACCAGAGAACTCATAATGATAGTTAAATTATCACAGGCTGAAGTTAGAGTGTGTACTATGCTTGCTACGGAACGTTGGCTAACCAAATTTGGTTCAGTTGATAAACCCAATTATGCTGCTG